AGGATGCGAGGTTTGACATCCCGCCGCCATAGGCAGCTGAAGCATCCCGGCCAACTTGGTCGGCAGCTAACTTACTGTAGTTGTCTGTCATTTGGTTCTGCATTCCAGCCCAGGCACTCGGACCCTTACTGTTTGCGAATTTCGACAGGTTGTTAACATGGCTTTGCCCGGTATTGTAATTATTTTTTCCGAGAGTAAAATCGTTACTGAGTTTATTCCCAGCATACATATAACTAAGATCCGGGAGACCTGTTCTTGGGTCTATTCCGCCAGGACCACCAGATGGATCGTCGAACGCTCCGCCCCAACCGCTCATATTTTCACTCCTTAATTCATGTCGTTATATGGTGAATAATCCGGGATAATCTCGTTATCTCCGTCAGGAACCATTGCTGTCAGGGTATCGATCATCAGCTGACGAGTGCCTGTAAGTGTTCCGTCTGGGCTCCCGTTTAATTTCATAAGTGTCGCCTGATGCCGAGGGCTACCAGCGCCGCGTTTTGCTTCGATTCTCTCTCTGAGGAAATCCATAACGAAACTTGCGAACTCAGGGATATCGACAACATCTGTGCCTGTTGCAATCCGGTTGGCCTGGCGGATAAACCAGATTTCCATTTTATCGCCTGATTCATACGCCACCGGGGAAATGAGAATCTTCGGGCTTCCAGCGGTCGAGTTTTCTATGAAATAGCGATATTCAGCGGTGTTTGTTGGGTTGTACCTAGAATGTCTGTATTCTAAGAATTTGTCCAGCCCTCTGATGCGTGCGACCTGATAAATTATGCTGCCGTTGAAATAGATGATTTTGCGGATTTTATGCGCGTAGATCGTCCCAGGCATTGCGATTTCGTCCTGCCCACTGACCAGCGTTAGCGAAGCCCTCGATAGGAAGTAATCTTCGTATATTGTTGCGATCCCGGCTTCTGCCTCATCGATCGCGTCATTTGCATAGCCCATGGCTTCGGCTTCGTCGATAAAATCATCTTCATCGTCGATATCGTGCTCTGATTTGATCTTTGCCCAGATCTCAGTCCATGTCCAAAATTTAGTTGTGATCGCCATTTATTTATCATCCCTGTCATTGTAAAATACGATAATCCTGTAGTCGTTTGAATCGACAGCGTCATCATTAAGCAAAACAATACTGTTTGAACCAGATGGATAGACGGCGAGAACGGTATCGGAAAAAATACCCAAAGGCGCGTATTGGCCTGCATTACCGTCGTACTGAGACCAGCCACTGATGCCCATGATTTTAGTGCCTGTAGGGAAACTGAGAGTTGTTGTCCCGCCGCCAGCCAATGTTCCGCTGTAAGACTTCATTTTTATCGGCCCGCCGCCGTCAATATTTAATGAGTTACAGCGAACCATCCCATCTTCATCGACTTTGAAAAGCTCGTTATGAGTCGATATCTTTTGAGCCTTTACGCTCGTCGAAACCGAGATGTTTTGAGAAAGAGCGTTTACCTGGGACACAATAGAATCGAGTGCAGATCGCACCGCGTTATCTTTGATGCTAGAAAGATTGATATCAAGCTGGTGATTTTTACGTGTTGCCACCTTGACCACTCCTTTCCGGATAACCCTCGCCGAGAACCTGGTGTTCTATTCCGAGTGAATGGATCTCAACGCCTTCAGCTTTTGGATAGCCTTTAATGACCCAATTGCTGGTAGCGGTAGGTAAGTTATTTGATGGATCTGAGACCGTGAGCGTATCGCCTGAATGAGCCGAAATCACCCAGCCTGTATCATATGCCCCAGCAATCTCAGGAAAAAGGTAATGACCAACCATGGCGTCGGTGCCGTCAGAAGGCCATACACCCGATGCGATCAGAGCCGTGTTTCCCGCGTTGTTGAAGGCCGCTTGGTCATAGTCATCACTCCTGGCGATTACGACAAAACCCTTTTTAATTTGCAGCTGAGCATAAACACAGGACAGGTTTCCTTTCGGAAAACCGCGTTTGATTTTATGTAAACCAGAGGTAATCGAGCGGTCTCTCGCAGCTTTCATCCTTACGCCCGTAGTGCGGTCATCTTTGTACGATGTGAAATCAATCGAGAGGTTTCCTGTGAGATTCTTACAAACCAGCCAAATCTCACTCATCCATTTAGATATCCGGGACGAACCAAACGAGAATGCGCAGGTGATCCATTCCCAGACGATCGCTGAAACTCCCCAAGTTGAATACGCAACAGCTGTATTTACGGTGGGAAACGTTGTTTTAGACGCATCAAACTTAAAGACATAGCCGCGAGAGTCGCCGACTATAATCCTGTTGTTTTTCGAGTCATAGTGCAGTGCTGCCGGTTGAAAATTATCATCAGCCGAGATTGTGGTGAAAACACCGTTCTCGCCGCCCTTGCTTCTTTTAAGATCTAGGACAAATGCAGAGTTATTTTTACCAGATACAGCCGGGGTTAAAGCTGCCGATTCTGTTCCGAAATAGGCTCTCTGGTTTAAGGCGTCAAAACAGGCGGAACCTTTGGATTTGTTCGATAAAGCCGAATATGTCGTCCTAAGATGATTCTTACTCAGGTTTGTGACCTGGAAACCGTCAGTTACGCACCAACCTGTTTCAGACTGGAATAATAGCCCGAAAGGAGTCGGTATCATTTCCTGGCAAACTGCGCCCTCGGTCTCAGATACCAAAACACCACGGAGACCGCCGCCGCCGAAAGCATCCAGTCGGCCCTCGATCCGGTAGGTCTTATTTCTTGAGCAGGCAATTGGATGTTGGCCGAAATATCCCATGGCAGTCAGGACATCGACCGCGAGATCGACATAGTTTCCCGATGGGCATCCGTCCGGATCTGTTGGCTTGCTCTGCAAAACCCTGGTCGCTCTGTGGGCTGCGTCCCTATTGGTTAGGGATGTATCAATAGGAGCTGCATACCATCCATATCCGTCCACAATCGACGAGAAATAACAGGGAGGCGTAGGGTCGTTATAATTGCCTTCGGCGTATCCAGACGGAGAATCGGCGCTGTAGTCGAATGTTATGTAAGAAGACTGTGCCGTCGTGTATGCGCTGTCATTCGAGGCTGCGCCTCCCAAAGTCGCAGAAAGTCCGACAACATTTGTGGTGTAGCTAACTGTCCTCACGTATCTGGTTACTGCTGAGCTGTCGCCGTCATCAAGCGTAACTTTCTGACCAACATAGAAAAAAGCGATATCCGCCACGTGCATAGTATGGAGTCCGGACGCCGCAGACGCTGAACTTTGAACAGAACATTTGGCCTGTATGGTTCCCAGCGTAGAATCGGACGGATGCGGTCCAGTGGCTTGGCGCTGGCTAACCGCAATATAAAATTCGGTTCCGTCGGCTTTCGTTCGAAAAGTATCCAGCCTGAGCCCGGTGGTATCAAAATTTTCGTTCGTTTTATTTACATAACTCTCGCTGCCAGCGTAATCAATATTTGTACCAGTTGTTACATTGTCTCTGTCTGCAAACACAACTGGCTGACCGAAATCCCTAAAAGTCGTGTCAACACCGTTGATTTTTGCAACGTAGGTACGGGTAAACATCGACATAACTAGATATCGGAAATAGACAACGTTTGTACCGATAACATCGCTTTCCACGGAGACCCCGCCCGTAGCATCTTTGTAGCGAGGCAATCCAGCCTGGACCAGATACCAAGTATTCGCTGCATTCCTGTAAACCTTTACCGTCCGGCATCCGCCTTTTTTATTAGTGCTTGGACCTGGAGTAATAAACAGATGGCCGCGAGACTCAGACCATGAGCATTTCGCACCGAGTTCTGAATCTGCGAAAGCATCGTTTCCCGTTGGCCCTGCTAGAGTCGTCCAGGACGAGTCTCCGTCTTTTATCAAATAGAGCCTCGCTCCAGACTTCGCAAAAAGAGTCGAATCGAAGTAATAGAGGCTATCAACCGACTGATTTCCTGGGGGCAGCTGCGGAGCCGACGAGTTATAAATCGTCAGACCAGGATGCTGGACAAGCTTATTATTCTCGTTAATCACGAGGTTATTTAGCTTTTTTGCCGCACGAGGATCGCCGTCCAGATAGTTATCTGTGATCCCGAGGACAAAATCTGAAACGTCGGAAGATGCCAAGATTTACCTCCCAACCAATGTGTAAGTACCGGCTGCGAGCTCAATGCCTACGGTGACCCTGACCTGCCCTACGGTAGGGAAATCGATTTCAGCGCCGACCTGCATATAATTGTTGCTGTTATTTTTTAAGACCCAGTTGAGCGCCCTTGAGTTATCGACTGTGCCAGATACGTCGTAGGTGACGGTAGTTTGAGAGCCGTCCCAGTTGGCTGCGTCCTCTACATAATATTTTTCGCTTGAGATCTGATACCAAGTCCCGCCGAGATCGATGAAGATATCTTTGAGGTCAGTATCGTAAACCACGCGACCGATTGCGCCTGCGGAAGCTGCGGGACGCCCTGCGGTTGTGTAGTTGGCAAGCCTAAGCCCGAAAGCCTGGCCGTTCATGTGGAGGTCGGTCCAACGTTTTGCGACGGCTCCGAGCGTAGTCGCGTTATCTGCTGTTGGCGCTGGAACCGAGGAAAATAGAATGTTCCCCTTGGTAACGTCAGAGGTAGATTCAAGAGTCAGGTTATTATTAGCTGCGCTGCCACCTGTTAGTGTCTGACCCCCAGATCTGCCTGCTAAGAGACCATATATGGTGTGATCATCGTCGCCCAGACCAGATATAGTGCCGTGGTCGATCTCAGTATCAGCAGCAGAGGAAACCCACTTTGTGCCGTCCCAAAAGAGACTGTGACCTGTGCTTGGAGTGCCGACTGCTCTAAAAGTAAGCAGGTTCGCCATCGTTATCGCGTTGGTGCCGTCACTGATGCTGTTTGAAATATAAGCATTATTCCAGGATAAACTCGGAGCCCCCAGGTCTAAAGAATCGTCAATTGCGGGAATAAAATGCGCGGCTGAGATTACATCTCCTGAGCCGTTTGGATCGAAAGTTATATCTGCGTTTACAGCTGTTGTTGAGATTGTGCTGCCGTCTAAAAGCAGGTCATCTACCGCGAGAGAACCCACAATAGCGACATCGCCCGTCACCATTTGATGAAGTGTTATGAGGGTGCCCGAGACTATCTCGACATCTCCGATCCCGTTTGGATCTAAGAGAATATCGCCGTCGGCATTAGTGGTCGAAATCGTATTCCCAGAGATCAGAATATTCCCGAAATCACCAGTGCCGCCAAAAATATTTGTGCCGGTGACGTTTCCAGTTGTCCCGAGATCTTCGTTTCCAAAATTTATTGTCCCACTACTATCGGTGATAGAACTACCAGCCAAAAGTAGAGTGCCAACAGTAATAGAACCAGAAGTCGAAAGATTCTCATTGTTAAAACTAATAGCTCCACTTGAATCGGTTATGGAACCGCCGACTAATGAAAGCGTTCCAATGCCTGCGGAGGTGGCTCCGACGCTTCCTGTAGTGGTAAGATTCTCATTTCCGAAATCGATAGCTCCCGAGGAATCTAATATCGAGCCGCCTGAGAGCGTGAGCGTTCCTACCGTAATCTCATCGGACCAAATCTTAAGCCATCTCTCACCTGTTGTTCCGAGAGACGATACGCTATCTGTAGCCGGTCTTATATTGTCAGCTGCTTGGATGTAGCCTGTTTGCGCTCCCGTCCCGTCGCCGCTGTTTGCATGTAAAGTAAGATGAGAGCCAGCAGTTTTGCCGCCGTAAACATGTTGTCCAGCGTTAATGCCTGTAAGCAAGTCGCCAGCTGCGTCAACATCGTCTCTGCCGTATTTATTCACATATAAATCTTGCGTATGTCCGAGGAACCCGGATAGAATGGAGTCATAACCCCAATCCATATCATAGATTTTGTGCCAGGAGGCAGAGGCGGAACCCTCACGTTGCTCCCAGCGGTACGTTGCTGCTTTGCCGTCGCCGTCATCAATGACAACGCGCATGTCGTTGATTGTATTTCCAACGGCAGGGAGATCGCCGACTGTTGCGACCGCATCCTGAGTATTCGGATACAGAACCGCAAAAACCCAGTTCATCGCCTGTTCCAGATTCGTCACTGAACCAGCAGGTAACGCAGCATTACTGTATCCAAAGTCCGCCAGTGCGTGGACATATGGATGCTGAGATTTACTCCAGATCTGGAACCGGTGGTGGTTGAAAATCATCTTAGAAAACCTCCCAAGACGAATTCCATACTGAGGTGAATTCTTTCATGTATACCACGCGGCTAGTTGCGCCGTCATATGAGTAGCGAACAGCTGAACAGGGAGTGCCGTTTAAAGCATCGGCCTGAACCGTATAAACGTACTCTGGTCGCAAACTCGCATCATAAACGATGTACTGTTTTATGAGTTCTTGCGCTTGGGTCTGCAAATGTCCACGGTCTGCCATGTATCACCTCAGAGGTAGGGAGCCGAAGCTCCCCAGTTTTATTTAGATATCACCGAAGTAAAACCACTCAACCCAGAGGACTAGCTTTCCTGCTGTCAAAGCTTGAACCGCTACTGTGAAAGTTACTTCACTATCAACGGTCGTGGTGAGCCATGTTGCTGCCGTCGCTGTAACCGGTATCCCTAAAATTGGACCAGCAGCGTCCCATGTAGTGCCCGAACTAATAGCAGCTGCGCTTACAACATCGTTTGCACCTACAATCTTAATAGCGAGCGTAGCGGAATCATCAGCAGATGTAAAAGTCGTTACAACTTTATAAACCGCTCTGGTAACAATTGCATTTTTTGGAATGGTCAGGCCGCAACCATGAGCTGCAACAGCCCTTGAAGCAGAGGTCGCGCTTGGATTAAATACGCACTTTCCGCTTCCAAACTTTTTACCGTGATCGGTTGCATTCTTGGTCACAGATTCACCGTTGTTAGCATTAGTGATATCGATCTGGTTCCAAGATGCCTGGGCCGATGACGAGAGAAAAAACGCGGTGATAACAAAAGTAATTAATCTGATAAAATTCATATTCTAGTCTCCTTAATGTTTTTTATTTAGGCTGCCGCTCTAAGAACCATGTAGCTAACGATATGATCTGTTGAAGGATCACCGCTGAAAGTAACTGTAATTGTATTCGTAGTAGGAATTGCGGTGAGGATAGTTCTAGGTGTAGAGCCAGCAGTCTGAAGCGTAGCAATTACAACGTCAGTAGCTGCAACGCCTGTGACAGTGACTGCATTTACTCCGCCGCCGTTAGCGGTCGATGTGTGCTTCCCTGCAAACTTAACAACGTGACTAGGAACAATGCCTGTAGCTAGGTTAGCTAAAGCAACCGCTCCTGCTGCAAGTCCGCCTTCTTCCGCCGCTTCGATAAGAGTTCCAAGCTGAACTTTATGAGCTACCGCGCCCATTTTATTATTCAGTAGGTATTTGTTGTCGTCGCTGATAGCCATTTTGTTTCCCTTTCAAGGAAGGTGAGCAAGAAAGGGCTCTGAGGACAATTCCCCAGAACCGCTATCTTGGTACGATTTAAGCTGGGATTGAGTGCAAGATTCCGTTTTTGCCTGGGCCGTACCAGACTGCATCGCCACGGAAGCAGATATCAACAATGTACTGATATCCTGTAGTATTCCTGACGACAAAAAATTCGTTTCCGTCTGGAGTCTTGTGCTTTTTGATGCCGCCGTTTGACTGAATCTTGACCGACGTTGGGTCGAATGCAGTGATGAAATCGTCATCCATCTCAGGAACCGCGCATAAAACCAGAGACTCGCCGTTCGAAGATGAAGCGATAGTAGTTTCCCACCAGCCGTAATCAGACTTCTTAGGCTCGCCGACAACTCGGTAAGCGCCTTTTGTGATTTGCTGAGAAACCATTACTGATCCCCAGTGCTTCAGAGAACAAACCAGCTTGGAAGCCTTGCCACGGTTTTTCTTACGGACAGCGACGTAAAAGAGAAACAGTTTTTCCAGGATGTTCGAAGCAGTGATGTCCGCGCCCGAGACGTTGATTGCCTGGGTGTGGGTGTGGTCTACTTTGGTAACACCGTAGAGAGAAGATGATCCGCCGTTAGTAGCAGAAAGCAGTGCGCCCTTCATTGAGGTGAACGTTCCAGCTTGTCCGCCCTGGTGATAGAGCTTAGAGCCTTGAGCAACGCTGTAATCAGAAGCATCAAAAGCCGCGCCGCCCCGAGTAGCTGAAACAGTGATTGTGTCAGTGTTTAGGTTGACAGCTGTGATGTAAACATCAGCTGCTGCGGTGTTGGCGTCATCCAAAACAAGCTTCTGGCCTTTAAAGCAACGCTCAATGCGGTCAACAACCAAAAGACCGGACGCTGCGTCTGTTGCATCAGTTACGGTGACGATCGAAGTGCCGCCCAAAAACTGGTAGCTCAACTGATCTTTGAAAAGATCCATCGCAGGTTCCATGGTGTCAGTTAAGACATCAAGGAAAGTGCTTTCTGGGATCTTGCCGTCATGCTCTTGCAAGTCGCGCTGATTGAAGATTAAAGACAACCAAGCTTCAGGCTGGGAAGTCACTTCGCCGCGAACAGCTTCAGCTTCAGCAATGTCGTTAGACGCTGTGAGAGCTCCGAAGCTGATTGAGGATGCGACTGAACCCATGAAAGGAACCGGCAAAGTGCCAGACTTCCAGTTGGTTTTCATTTCGACTGTATCCATGAACCAGCAACGCTTAGAGAGTTCTTCGTTCATGAGTTTTGTGGTCAGATGCTCGTTAAGCATCGCAGAAAAAGTACGTGAAGTAGCCATGGGAATAGACTCCAAAGAGAAATTTGTTTTTTAGTTACGGGAACGCTTAGCGGAACCTTGGCGGGGTATGGTTCCGGCCCCTAAAAAACATGGGTGTTCTCTCTGGAGATGTCGTCTCTCTCAGAACCCTAAAGCGGCTTAGTCGTCAGCTGCTTCTAAATCTCTGGCTCGCTGTTTTAGAGCGGCAAAAGAACTGGCTACTTTTTTAACTGGGGATGTGCCGTTCCCCGAAAATCCCGGTATTACCGGCTTTGGCGTCGGCGCTTGCGGCGTCGATACCATATTTGGTTGCGCTGGTGCCTGGCTTGGCGCTAACGACAACGGGGCTGAGGGATTACCTTGCGGGGCTCTCCCGTATAGCTTCATTACTTCTGAGACCGCTTCCTGGACCGAGATATCTACACCGCGAGATTGGTGATGATACATGCCGGTGCGTCTCACTTGCTCAAAAAATGCGCCTTGTCCATGTTGCCCATCGAAATCGGCTACTGTGCGCGAAACTTGAGGATCGTATGTGGAAAGCATCTCAAACTCACGGGTTTTAAATTCTGCCGCTTGCTGTTGTGCCATCTGCTCTGATGATTGATGTTGACGCTGAGCCCCGTAGGCTTCGATGCCTGACATCGCGCCATTCTCTAACTGAGACCTGCCATCCTGCGGGAGGTTTGCGTAATTCACCGCAAATTTTAAAACTTCCTGCAATGGAATGCCTGAAAGCTTGAAAAAAGCCGGTAAATTACCTTGATCGCGAAAGTGAGTCAGCTGCTGAACCGTTTCCAGTGCAGGTTGATATCTTTCCTGAACAGCTTGTTTCATCTGCTGATTTTCACGTTGGACGTTTTCACGGTCCTGCTTCACAAAGGAGATGCCGTCTCTGGTTTCGTAGAGTTCTCGGACTTTCTTCTCTGTCTCGGCGTCTTTGATGACCGGAGTCACCCATTCATCAAATTTCTTTTCCTGCCCACGGACTTTGTAGGACAGATTCGGTTGATAAGGAGGCGGAGCGACTACGACGGGTGCGCCTTCTCCCTCGTCAGGTGAACTCACAGGAGCCGGTGCTTCCGGTGCTGTTACTGGGATTTCCGTTGGTTCAACTGTGGTGATTTCTTCAATTGTCATTTACATAGTCCCCATTTGGCCTGGCATGGCCTGAGGTAATCCGCCACCGTTTGCTGCGGCTGAGGGATCTGTCATAGGCCCCCCTGGCTGATTACCGTTATTCATTTGATCAGCGAGCTGGGCCATCATTTGCGGTGATAGCTGCTCAAGCATTTGGAACGAAGAGCCCTGAGCTTCTAGGCGCTTCTTAAGCCAAGCGAGTGCGTTCTGCGGGAACATGGCTCTGCTGGCTGCTTTTGTTGGGTCATCCTGGGTGTACATGTCGCATTTGACCGAAGGACCGTCCATAGGGATATAGTCCGACTGCATGGCGATTTCGCGCTCTTGGATTTGAGCCTGCATCCCGATGTATTCTTGAACGCGCTGTTCATATAGCTGCTGAATCTGAGGTTCTAAAAACCTAAAGTCAGGCTTGCGCATACGGTTTTCGATTTTCTTAAGCATCTTCGCAGGATCATCGCCCCGGCCAATCGGAGGATACTGGCCCCGCTCCATTGCGAGCATGTCGTTTTTCGCGTTTTGCTCATCAATAGTGAAATCAGAAAACGCATCTTTATTTGCATACGGCATTTGAGCCATGACCTTACCGATATCTTCTTTATCGAGCTGCTTTCCGACATATTGCAGTATGTTCTGGAAAGTCATCTGACGACCTAGCATTTGGTCCAAAGTATCGGCTCGGGGCTCTACTTTTATCTGGTAGCGAAGGGGAGATGTTTTTCTAAACTCTTCGAGATTGATCAGTTCACCCTTACCGACGGCTCCAATAACGGCTTCATCAGGTAGGTAGTGTTTTGACATTTCAAGCAAAGTTGTGACGAAATCGATCAAAAATTGCTCAAATTTCTCAATATAGAGAGAAAATTTCTTCTGCTGACTCGCCGCCCTGTACAAAAGGGACATCGGCTCCATCTGGGTCATCGTCTCTTCAGAGAGTTCTGAAAGCATAACAACAGAATAGAGTTCGCTGATTTGCTGCTGGATGTAACCCAGGAACTGACTTCCGTCTCTGCCTGGTAGGACAGTCGGTTCTCGTCCCTGAAAGCTTATGCCCCGAACGCCTGGTAAGAGTGCGCCCTGTTCCAGCTTAGAACCCTTTTGATACAGAATCTTGTCGTCGCCGATCGTGATCTGGTGCATCGCAAGCTGACTGGATGCCCTGTTGATCTCGGCGATATATGGACGCGCTACTTTGATTATTGATCTTGCGCGTGGCGTAGTCGGTAACTCGTCGAAGCCTGCCCAGATGATCGGCCAAATACCGAACGGGAGCGGACCCTCTTCCAAAACGGTTTGGCCTGCGGTAATATAAAAGTACCCTTCCGGGTAATCACCACACTTCCTGAAAAAATAATGTCTGAGCAAAACGCTATCTTTAGCCGATTTGCTGTATGAACTTTTAGCATTATCAAAGACAACAAACTCTTCTTTGGCTCCGTTTTCGATGCCTTCGAGTTTTTCTTCCTGGCCTTTGTAGCGAGCTTTTAAATCAGCTTTTTTGGTCTCTTTGGTGAAGCCAATCATCTGGGCATCGCGCATATTTTTCGCGGATGGATCTCTAAAGACGTTGGCTCCGAATAGATCCTCGATTACGAACTTGCCTGTAAAGACCGGGCTCTCTTCGTCGCCAAGAGGCTGGCCCATCTCGTCAAACATCAGCTCGCCGGTTTTCTCATCGACTCTCTGGTTGTAGCCTGTGACATCGCCAGCATTCGGCTCCCAACGGATAAACGAACAAAGCTCGCCTACACTCGGGAAGTCCTGCGCCCACTGCCGAATTCGCTCTTTAATCCGGTAATCAGTCTTATGTTGCTGCCAAACAGCCTGATTAAGCTCGGCGTCTTTTTGATCCTGGAGGTCGGCGTCATTTTGGGGCGTAACAGCAACGCCAGGAGCAGAAGAGAGAATTGAAGATCCATAGTGTCTTATAATCTTATGAAGATGGTTTTTTACGAGCCTAAGCTGAAATCTTTCGCTTCTAGCCCTGGTATGATCACGAGACGGAAGGCCGTCACGGTCTTTTTTCTGATAGTGCTCGCCCGATAAAAGCAGAACATTCGAACGCATTTCAGCAAACAGCTCCCGATCAACGGAAACCGCCTCGTCATACATCGTGTTCAGCTCAGATGCGCTGTGCTTTTTCATCCATCCCCAAAAAGTCCCTGCTGCATGTCAACTTGCAGGTCTTCAAAGGCAAGAGGATCGTCGATTAGCTGTTGCTCTTCAGCAAAACGCTGCACCAAATCCTTAGGGATCTTGGCCGACGGTCTATCGCCTGACGTTGGTGCTGATTCAATGTCGTTAGACTCAGCGAATTCATCATATTGGGGATATGTCGGCTCTGCGGGCTTTGCAGAGTCATTAAAGCGGATCTCAAGGTCTCCGAGTTTCAATCGGGAGACACCGCACTTGGAGGATGATTCTATTAACTTACATATTGACTTAACATCCAAAATTAGTCCAGAGGCAGTTTTTGTATCCTCCTTTTTTTCAGAATCCGGAATATAAACTGTTCCAGAAATCGATCTCTGCTCCGAGTTCCCCCCAGCCTTCCTGATCGTCCTCTTTGGTTTCGCCTCGGCGTCTTTTGATTTCATCGGCAAGATATTCCTCATTCGTTAGGGCTCTGGGTTTTTCTTCTTTCTTATCAACGGGCTTTAGTTTTTTAATGGCAGCTGTCCAGTCCCATGGGACGCACATCAATCCGTAGCGGCACGAATCTATAGCGTCGTCAACAGCCTTTCTCTTGTCCGTACTCTTCATCAATGTCAGCATCTCTTCCCCGATTTTTCTGACCTCAGGGGTATCGAAAAGAAAAAGCATGTCATTGGCAAATAACGTGTTGATCGTGTCCTCGCCAAGCTCGTGAGACTTGTTAGCCATCGAAAAACTTTCACCGGCCCGCTCAGCTATGAGACCAAACTCTTTCGAATGATAATCGTAAGCCTGATCCGTCATTTCATCAGAGGCTCGTTCGACGATGTAGTAATTTAAAATATCGCCTGCGGTTGTAACGATGTCGTCAAGCCTGCGGCCCTTGAATACATAACCGAGTTTCATATCTGGACGCACAGCGATGAAAAAAAATGCGCCGGGATGATTTTTGTCACCGCCTGAACCAATATCAACACCCGAATATCTTAGCCAGTCGATCGGGATCGGCACCGGGTCGATGTAATGTCTCGCTGGATCAAACGCGTGATACTTAAGACCTGACTCGGGTGCGAATTTACCGTAAATCCTGCGGTTTACTTGGGCCTCGGAAGAACAGTTCTTAATCTCTTCATGGATTTGCTCTTCAGTGTACAAACCTGGTGATCCGTCATCAAACACCAAACAATCAAACTTCGAAACCTGTAACTTGAAAGCATCCGGGAACTTCTCTGATGCACCTTTACCCTCCAGTGCTCGCCACCACATAAGTTGATTTAGTGTCGCGGTGAAACCCGTTGAAAAGTGTCTGCCTGTTGAGGATATACGTTGGGACGCCTCATCCCAGAACGAAAGGGGCATTTCCTCGTCACAGTTATGAACTAAAATTCCGTTGGCAAAATAGGTATGAGAATCAGCTACTGTGAGGTTGATGACCTCTTGATTGGATTCTTTTAATATTGCGACATTCTGGCGAGCACGTAATTCTGACCTTGTTGAGTTCGCTTGGCCGACCCCTGACTTCAAACTCTTTTCCACAACATACGCAACTGCGAGTTTCCGTAACCCTTCTACACTTAATAGAACAGAACCTAATAAATTTCTTAGAGCTCCTGGTTTCGAAAACTTCTCCGCATTTCTGGCATGTACATTCGTAAACGCCTTTTTCTTTCCACTCTTCAAGCTTGTGAATTGTGGTGTGCTCGCTTCTGGTGAGCAGCTGGAGGTTGGATAATCGATTATCAAGGGCGATGAAATTTTTGTGATGGATAACATATCCATCTGGAACGGTTCTGCTGTTATGGCTTTCCCAAATAGCGACATGGAGAAACTTCGAAGAGTTTCTCTTACCGAGCGAGCCTCTAAAGTAATTCTTGATACGAACGTCATCGCTTTGCGGAAAACGCGTGTACAAATTACCTTCGAATAATACGATTTCTTTATCAGGTTCCATAGGGGATGTTTAACGCAAATATCGCTTGTTTTCAAGTCTGAAAATGCAATCCAACCGCGATTTTTTGTCCAGTATGGATGCTCTGGAGTAGCCCTAACTATCTCACCGTTTTCAAACTCTCTTGTTAGTACGTCCGACCTTCTGGTCATAACTTTTTCAACAGGTTTCCAACCGGCTTCGCTTAGAGCTAGATCGCCGACCACTACCTGCTCGATAGGGATCGTGCCCCTTTTTGTAATGATGGGTGTGCCGTGAGGAAAGCATCCCATGTCAAACACGGTCGCACTCTGAATATTCCTTGGGCTCTGAGTGTAAAGCTTGAATTCAAGTGTTATTCCTGAGTTAAAAATAATACCCTTGACTTCTTCCCCTTTTTTATTTGCATCGAGTTTCCAACCGTACTGGTCAGAATCTTTAAACGCACCCTGCGGTAACCAGCGCATCCATTTTAATTTTACTTCGCGGTCTAGTGTCGCCTGGTCAGTCATCCAATACCAGAAAAGATCCGGCTTTCTACCTGGCCAAAACTCTTCGTGCATTTTTAAATTTGTTGCGCGATTTATTTTATCCCATTGATGTACCGAGCTTTTGCCCAATTGATTACCAGCCGAGAATAACCGCATATTACAGCGTGAATTGTAAAATTGCCTCTGCCAAGAATACCACTTGTGCCCATATAAAAAGGGGAGCCCGTCTTTGAACTCCTCTCTTTTCTGGAGCAAAACGCGCTTTTTATCAGCGAGGAGTTTTTCCTCACTCCTCGTAAGTGGCCTCTGTTTCGACAAACTTTTTTCTCTTTTCTTTTTTCATTACGAGATCGCTTTCGCTCTCAACTTCGGCTTCAGGTAACTCGGGCATGGCAGCGGCGACTTTCTCAATGCGCTTAAGCATTTTGTCAATCTCGCCCATTTGCTCGTCAGCAGACATCGGCTTGTCCTGTGCCACATCTTTCTGATTCTGATTAACATTCACGTGCAAAGATTTAGACTGGATTTCCTGCCGCTGGACGACCGTACCATGCAAGCGGTTTTGCAACATTTCCACGATGGAGCGGACTTCTTTTATCAAAGCCACGTTCGCACGTTTCTCAACATGGACCTCGCCCGTCTTGTCTTTCCAGAATCTTTTTTCTACGAGCTGAATCTTGAGAGCCCTGCGCAACTTATTCTCGCCGAGCTGAATTAACTCCTGCCATACCAGGGTCTGATGCGCGGGAGGCGTGATAAGCCACGCAAGTAAAGTGGGATTAGTAACAACTTTATTTTTCCAATACGAATAAGAGCAAACGCCGTGAATCACATTCTGCAAAGTCATGTACTCGGATTTCTGACGCTGCGCTGCGCTGAACTCGTTCCAAAAAGAAATCTTTAGACGCCTGTGAACATCGTCGGGCTCTTTCATTAACTCGCGTTCGGTTAACTCGAAAAGCTCGGCAGGGATTTCACTTATCGCTTTGGTTGTGCCAAGCCAATTTTTGATCAACTTCATTAACGATAGACCCTTGTCGTCGTAATGAATCTCAATCTCGTCGTCGGTGTTTGCCTGTGTAACTTCTGCTTCTAAATCACTCACAACTCACGCTCCCTGGGACGCTCAATCCAATTTGTTTTTTTCCTGCTCTGCGGTTTCTCGCAATTCGGACAAACCTCAGGAATCTCGTCTCTGCCTTTTACGTCCTGCACAAATTCGCAGACATAACACCGAAACCTGTAAGTGACTTCAGCCTGGGTTATCGGGGCACCGTCGGGATGCTCGTGGGAGAAAATTCGGGTCATTTTATTCCTAACTTCGCCGCTAAATTATCGCGATCGCGTAAACTGCCCACACCTATATCGAGCCAGGCTTTCTCAAATTGGTCCTTGGTAATGAGTTTGCCTTCGAGAACTACCTGGTTAATACCTTCGAACCTGATCTCTAAATCTTCCTTTGGCCTGGTATGCTCAACTTCCTCGACGCGGCAACGAGTACCCTCCTGCGCAAGCAAGACAGAATCGGCTGGGATTATTTTCGGCTCGGGGCCCTGGTAGGTTATTAGTTTCATTTTTTACCTCTAAGAAAAGGAACCTTGATCGCGCCCCCCCGCCATTTATTTTTTTTTAATTCGTTAAGCATCGAAAATCCAGACAGCTCCTTAGCCATGAGTTCTGGTTTTAAATATTCATCGAGCGACGCCTGGATAATTCGCATATCTTCCACGCTAATGGGCTTTGGATCTGGACCCCAAGGAAATCTGTTGTCGGCCTCACCAGCGAGCACATCGGCAACATTTTGCTCTTCTCCTGAATCTTGCGGAAAAGAAATGACGTATCCAGCCAACCGCTTAACCAGCATCGCACTCCAGTTCCAGTTCGCATCCATGTACCAGACGCAATCCTGGTCAACTCGGACGCACACATGACGCCAGTGCGGAGGCTCAAAATCACCAGAGGCATCGTAGAAAATATCGCCACGCTTTAGATCGGAGGGTTTCATCGGCTCACCAAATCTCTAGCGACCGCCACGCCCTCGGAACTCCCGGTGCGCGAAACAATGTCGAGTTCGTAGTAGGAGCGGTAACGCTCAAGCCCTTCTACCCTGGCAGTAAGCTCACTCACCTTTTTGAGAGCGGCGTCTAATTCATTCTCTGCACCTGCTAAGGCTTCGCAAACAGCAGGGGAACCCATGACTTTTTCCCGGAGGCGGTCGAAAACCGCATTGAGGTATAAAGGATCTTCGAGATCCCGCGCCTCAAAACGCTTCGACAGGCGAACAAAAATATCGTGGGTCTCACACTCCTTCATCTGGTCCACGGAAAAACCGTCCAGGCCGGTCTCCTGGCAAAATCGCACCCAATAATCTGAAAGCTGCTGGTTATGCATCCGACCCCTCCTGCACGCCCGGAAGATAATCGCTCGGCGATCTGGAGGCTGATTTCGCATCGGAAGGTGGTGTTCCTGGTTGGGGGAGATCGGACAAGGGAGGCTCACTTTGGGTTTTAGGGGTTGTTGGGGATGTGGATAAGAGATTCACTAAACACAACCATGTTGGGGGGCACCCCCTATGTTGTTGATATTATTGGAGTCCTGCCCAGATCATATGATTTACTGCCTAAAAATATAGCAGTTCATACGCTAATCTATCAGCTGGCGTACGCTGGCCGAGCTCTGTCTGTTAACGTGCTGATTATAGGGGTAAATAAATCACGTTAGTGCGTGGAAGTCTTTGTAGCGTTCAATGGACTACTGATTAATGAACAGCAAAATGAGACACTAGAGCACCTTAAGCGCCTGGTATGATTGATCATTTAATGCTGAGCAGTATTAACTGTACTGAAAAGTACATTTTTGGACTTGGTATTTTACCAAGTGTGTCTTATATGCCACACTTACCATTTTTGTACGCGGAGCGGGGAGATTCCCTTACCATTTTTGCATAAACCCTCAACATCCACTTACCAATACCAACACGGTTCACTTACCATTCTTGTCGGTATCCGTACTTCACTGCTTAATACCTCAGCATCTGCGGACTATAACCCTCAATACTTACCAATACCGCTACCCATCACTTACCATTCCTGTCAGCAGCAACGTTCATCACTTACCAATACCATCAGCCACACCAAACCGCCCTAAGAGATCTCTCTGGCCTATCTATGATCCGAACACGATCAGCCTATTAATTACTCAATCCCACCAACCTGTAACTTATAAGTCACACTTACCAATACCTCAACAGCGCCATACCACCGAGACCCTCAGCTGATCAAAAACCATGCACTCGGCTCCGCCTTCAACGCCCCTGGATGGTATGCAGAGCTCTCAGCTGCCTTAATACTAATCAATACAATGCCAGATAAAATACTGTGTCATCGCTCTGTCATCCCTTTTGTCATCATCTTTATCCAATGATTTTATACTGGTTATACCTATAATGACTGAGTGACACTTCTTTTAAGATTAATAGAGTAAAATAAATAAATAAGTATAATATAAAATATATATATATAAAGGTACGGATGACTGTGTCACC